ATGCTGGACCTCGTTCAAATAGGTGCTGAAAAAGCAGGCGGCCTCGGCAAACTCGCGGCCGCGCTCGGTATTCGGCACCAGGCCTTCTATTCCTGGCGCAAGGTGCCGGCCGAGCGCGTGCTGTCCTTCGAACGCGCCACCGGGATCCCGCGGCACGTCATTCGGCCCGACCTGTACGGCAACGATGTCCCCCAAGACGCAGACCGCGTCATGACTGCCGGCGCGGAGGCGGGCCTCGCTTCCGCGCCGACCCTTTCCAGGCAGGAGAATACGGCGTGACCAGTTCATGCGGACCCCCGTGAGCGCGATGAGCCCAGGCGGCTGAACAAAGGTCGGCTTCGTTGCCGACCGGCGCAACTCACCATCCCCCCCGACTCGACCCCACCACGGGAAAAGCTGACCCCTTTCCCTCACCGGGAATGCTTTGCACGGAGCACGACATGTCCGACGAATTGCCGAGTGCATGGTTGCCTGTCACAGCCGAAACTGCGCTGAACCGAATGCGGGCGAAGGTTGTCGTCTTCGAGCAAGCCGCGATCGAGTTGCGCGACCGCGTGGCGCGGCAGCATGGGGTAAGGTCGTCGGACCTCATGTCGCGCGTCCAGTCTGGCCCCGCCAACACGGCGCGGCAGGCCTGCGCCTATCGTCTCTGGACCGAGTGCCGCCAATTGACGCTGAGACAGGTGGCGCAGCTGATTGGGAGGGCGGATCACTCGTCGGCGATCCATGCAATCCTGGCCGGCGCGCGATCGCGCGGCTTGATCGTGTCGCGGGTCTCCGACTTGCGCGAACCGCATGGCGACGATCTGGACTGGACCAAGCTCGCTTGTCACGCCGCCGGGTTCCGCGAGTCTCGCGGGCTCTCCCTTGTCGCTGTCGCGGCGCACGCGGGTGTCAGCCGGGCCGAATGGCGCAAGGTCGAGAAGGGCCGCTCGGTTTCCGTCGGCACCATGCTGCGCATCTGCCGCGTCATCGAGGTCGACCCGATGACGTTCCTGCCCGACGAGGGCGACGCATGAAACCCGACTTTTCGCCCGCGATGCTCAAGAGCTTTCTCTATGCCCGCGCCATGGCGCGCGACGGTTTCGGCAGGGATGAATTCGGCCAGGTCTGCGCCCGGCGCACCGTAATGGACGAGATGGTCGAACAGACCGGCTTGCCGCTGTCGATGGTCCGCGCCGCCTTTGCCGGCCAGCTGAAGGACGCCGGCAGCCGCGCGGCGATCTGGGCCGCACTTGGTCACTTCCCCGCCGATTACGGCATCGTCCTCGATGCCCAGAAACAAAGAGAGGCCATTCCATGACCGGGTATCCCTTCGGAAAGCGTGGCAGCGTCGATCCGCGCAAGCTGGCGCAGATGCCGGAGCACTTGCAGCGCGAAGGCCTGCTGCTGATGCGAGAGATGGGCGTGAACCCGCTGTCCGCCGCGCTCGACGCCGGCCTCGGGCCGGTCGAGGCCGAAAGGATCGTCGCGGGGCGGACATTCAGCCTCGAAGCGGAGTGGGGGATATGAGCGGGCGCGAGCAAGTTCATCAACCGTGTCCGGCGCGCTGTCCCATTTGAAGGAAATTGGCAGCGCATGACCTCCGTGTCCGATCTCTTCGTCGAGGAAGCCCGCGGTGTGTCGATCGCCGCCGCAGCGCTGCGGCTGGGGTTAGCGTTCCGTCGCAAGGGCATCGGCGGGGCGGCGGAAGAACATCCGCGGCCATGCCCGGCCTGCGGCGGCAAGGACACGTTTTCGTTCAACACGCGCAAGAACGCCTGGAACTGCCGCCATGGTGGCGCGGGCGGCAAGGATGCGATCGGCATGGCGGCGCATGCGCATGGGCTTGATCTCGCCCGCCGTGACGGTTTCCTCGAGGCCTGTTCGATCGTCACCGGCCAGCCGATTCCTGAGGGCGAGGATCGCGAGAGCGACGCGGACCGGCAGGCGCGGCTCGAGCGGATCGGGGACCAGCGGCGGCAGAACGAGGCCGAGGCTTTGAGGCGCTCCGACGACGAGGCAGACTTTCGCGAGAAGGAGCGGCGTCGCGCGCGCGGCATCTATGACATGGCAAGCGTACTCGGCCGCGCCGATGACGCCGTGCGCTACATGGGCCGGCGCGGCAGCCCGCGCGTCGACCGGCGCTGGCTGCGCTTCGCGCCCGACCTGACCTACTGGCACGGCACGGATGAGCGCGGCAGCCCGGCAGCGCTGTTCTCCGGCCCGGCCATGGTGGCGGGGTTCTACGGCACGGGCATGGACCTGATCGGCTGTCACATCACCTGGATCGACCTCGCGCGCGGGCCGAAATTCCGCCCTGTCCTGTTCGGCCTGACCAAGGAGGGGGTCAAGGCGAGGCGGCCGGACTGGGCCTATGGCGATCCCGTGCCGTCTCCGCAGGATCTGGATGCCGGGCTTTACGAACGGCTGCCGACCAAGAAGATGCGCGGATCAAAGAAGGGCGGCCTGATCCCGGTCGCGGGCGACCCGGCGTCGGCGCGATGGGTCGGCGGCGAGGGGATCGAGAACGGTTCGGCCTTCGCCAACTGGGAAGGCTTTCGCGACGACACCTTCTATTTCGCCGGAGGCGATCTCGGCAACCTCGCCGGCCCGGCCGAGGCCTCGTCGCGCTTCGCCCATCCGTCCCTGAAAAAGGCGGACAGACGCGGCGTGTTGCGCCCCGTCATGGTGACGGGATCGACGCCCAAGGCCGACCAGGACGCAGGCGACGCCATGTGGATCGGCGATCAGGTCGGCGAGCTGGTGTTGCTCGGCGACGGAGATTCCGAACCGGTCTTCACCGCCGCGGCGATGGCGCGGGCGAAGGCGCGCCTGCGCCGGGACGGCCGCGCCATCTTTATCGCCTGGCCGAAGCCGGGCTCGGACTTCGCAGGCATGGCGGTGGCAGGTGGTGAGCAGCCGGTCCGCGAAGCGGAGGCATCGCGCCAGTGGCGCGATGACAGGCCAGCGAACGCCGGGACGATGCGCAGCAGCGGGGACCCGGCCAAGTGACGAAAAGCATGATGCCGGCGGAGGTTCAGGCCGCGCTCGAGGAGATGCGCCGCCAGCAGGAAGCCTATGGCGGCCCCGCACCCCATTCGGATGCCGATCCGCTGCCTGCAACCGATGATGATGGCGAGCCCGGCACAGCGCCCAAGCGCGGCTCGAAGGTCGACATGGACGTGGTGCTGCACTGCGCCGGCCTCGACCATTCCGACACCGACAATGCCGAGCGGCTGCTTGCCCATTTCGGCGAGGATCTTCTGGTGCTGGCGCAGTCGAAGGCGCGGACGGCCGCCTATGCGGTGTGGACCGGAACGCATTGGGACATCGAGCTTGGCGAGCCGCGCGCGCTGGCGATCGCGCAGCAGCTCGGCGGGCGCATTGCGCTCGAAGCCGGCGTGCTGAAGATGACGGATGTCGAACAGCGCCTCGTCGAGCGCGCGGCCGAGGCGGCAATGAAGGATGCGAGCGAGCTGACGCCGCTGGAGCGCGGCCTGGTCGCCAAGGCCGAAAAGGCGGCGGAAGCCTATCGCAAGCGCGTGACGCGGCGGATGACGCATGCGGTGTCGTCGAAGAACAAGGGCCGGCTGGAAGCCATGCTGGCCTGCGCCGCGCCGCACATCCAGCGCGGGCCGGACCTGTTCAACGCCGACCCGCTGAAGGTCGCTGTGGCGGGCCATACGCTTGCCTTCCGCAAGGTGGTGAAGACCATCCCGAACCCCGACTATGCCGATCCCGAAGTGGGGCGCGAGGACGTGCCCGAATTCCTCGCCGTCACGGAGGCCAGGATCACTGCCCGCAAGGGGCATGATCGCGCCGACCTGATCACCCAGGTCGTGCCCGTCGCCTACGATCCCACGGCCACCTGCCCGAAATGGACAGCGTTTCTCGACCGAATGTTGCCCGTGGCCGACGTCCGCCGCATGGTGCAGGTCGCGTCGGGGCTCGGCCTGATCGGCCTGACGGTGCAAAAACTGTTTTTCCACTACGGCTTCGGCGCCAATGGCAAGTCCGTCTACATGGAGACGCTGTGCCGGCTGCTCGGCGACTGGTCGGTCACGCTGCCGTCCGAATCGTTCACCGGCGAGGCAAAGGCGGGCGGCGCCGCCAATCCCGACATGGCGCGGCTCTATGGCCGGCGCCTGCTGCGCGTCAAGGAACTGCCCGAAGGCGAGGACCTGCGCGAGAACCTGGTCAAGGATCTGACCGGCGGCGAGCACTTCACGGTGCGCGACCTGTTCCGCGGCTATTTCGACTTCAAGCCGATCTTCACCGGCCATATGTCCGGCAACGGCTATCCCAAGATCGCCGGCACCGACAACGGCATCTGGCGGCGCATGGCCGTGGTGCACTGGCCGGTGACGCTGGAGGAATCGGAGTGGCGCGAGTTCGAGGAGGTGGTCTCCGAGTTCGTGCCGGAATATCCCGGCATCCTCAACTGGCTGATCGAGGGCGTGCTGATCTTCCTGCGCGAGGGGATGATCATACCCGACGCTGTTCGCGCGAAGACGCAGGAATATCGCGACCAGATGGACCCGACCTCGTCCTTCTGCGCCCGCTGCATCGTGCCGTCGGAGGGCGCCGACCTGACCGCCAAGGAGTTCTATCAGGCCTATGTCGACTTCACCGTCGACCAGGGCGGCAAGCCGATCTCGCTGACCCGCTTCGGCCTGATCATGCAGAAGAAATACCGCCGCGAGGATGGCCGCATCGTCCGTTACCATGGCATCCGCCTCCAGGACGTACCGCCCCGCCGCACCGATGGTCAGGGCGATTTCGAGGGTCATTACCGATGATCCCCGCACCCCTGTTCTACCTTGGCGTTTCCGACTGCAAACTGGTCAAGCCATTGATTTCATTATCTGTCCGGTCGCGACACTTGCACCACTTCGCGACACTTCGCGATACTTGAAACAGCGAAGATTGATAAGCGATATCAATGGCTTGCGATAGTTTGCACCAGTTTTCCGGGGTCTATATGGGTGAGAGAGGGGTCCGGGGGAAAAATGTTTTCATGTCATAGGCCTCTCCAAAACTGTCGCAACTCCCGCAACTTCCCTCCAACCCATTGAAACAACGAAGGAAGTCTCCTTCTCCAAACTATCGCTGAACTGTCGCAAAGTGGTGCGAAGTGTCGCAAAGGGATCAAGATGAAAACCGTGACGACTGAGGAATTGCTGACCTGGGCTTTCGTCAACGAATTGCCGAAAGGCGGCGGGATGGACGGGCTCGACAATGCCAATTCGGCCTGGCGGATGCTGGAGGCCTCGTCCTGGGGCAAGATCACCTCCTTTGCCGAACTCGGCACGCTGATCGACCGCTCCGGCGGCGCGAACTATTTCATCGAACAGGGCGAGCCGCACGAGGACGCGGTGACCGTAGGCCGCGCGGTGGCGCAGCTCGCCGCCTGCGACATCGTGCTGCCGGCCGGGTGGAACCCGCTTGCCGACTGGCCCGACACGCAAGGTCTGGCCGATGCGGCGGTCTCGCGCATCCGGAAGCGCGTCGAGGAGCGGACGCAGGCGCGCCGCGGTTCGGAAATGGTCAGCCTCGTCGTCGGCACCGCCATCCTGTCGCGCCCGCCCGACTGGTCGTCGGAACCGTCGAAGGTCAGGATGATCGAGCGCGGTGGCAAGCCGGCCTGGTTCGTGACGCGGACTGTCATCGATACGCTCGGCAACCGGCACGCGGTCGAAGTCGATGGCTTCAACGCGCGGACGGGCCGCCCGCAGAAGGGCGCCTATCGCCGCTTCGAACTGTCGGACGCGCCCGACGGCGACATTCTTTCGCGGCTCGATCATCAGATCTGGGTCGCGGTCAACCGGCGGCTGGAAGCGGAACTGGCCGGCAAGCTGATCGACCATCGTCTGGTAGTTGAACACCGGTCCATGACGCCATGGCTCGACCGCGAATACGCGGGTGTGGCGATCGTCGGCCGGGCACAAGCAGAACGGGAAACGCTCCGGCGACGTGCTTGAATCTGATAGGGAAACATGCAGTATTCGGTGCGTGTTCTATTCAACCTTGGGAGGAAGTAGATGCGTTTTATGCGAATTGTGACGGTTGTTGCGCTTGCCATTTCATCCGCTCCGGCTTTCGCGGACACCGTGTGGGTGAAGGCCAACGCGCAACCGGGCAACTTGTCCTGCGCAACGGTTTGTCGAGGGAGCGGCAAGGACCATCCATTTCCGGTGCAGGGTGGCAAATATGGTCCAGACTTTTATTCTCTCTGTGTCGGCGAGATGGATGGCCTTCGGCCGGGCTACCAGGTTTCGGGCGCTTTTGGGAATGCCTGCAATGTCGGTCATGACGGCAAGGAGAAGGCGACGCAACCCGCGGCATGCCTGTGCTCCGACGCCGATATTTCGGCCCAGTGATGCTGTTCACGCGAATTTTGACACTAGCGGCGGCAGCGAGCTGCATCGCAACGGCGGCTTCCGCCTACTGCACGCGCAGCGATATCGATGAGGTCATTGCGGAAGTAGAATTCCCGTTTGGCGCCGGGGAGCCGACCTCACGCAAGGAGCAGATGACGGAAATCGGCAAGCGGCTGCAAATCTATCACACGTATGCCGTTCGCCCCGATGGATCCTACTTCTATGCCGCGAAGGTTACCAATGGTGAAAGGATCAAGGGCTTCACGGTCTGCGCGTGCATCAACTTCGTTGAGTCGACCACTGATTTCCCACTTATGGGCATGGGCGGTCGGTGGGGTGTGTCACCCGGCCAGACCAATACGCCCGATCCTATCATCGTAAAGACTGCGCCCGAAACCATCCAGTTCGTTGACAAGGTCACGATCGCTGCCGGCTATTGCCCGTCCGACCGTATTCTCAAGCAGATGACAAAAACGGCCTTGGACATTTCCTGGGGTATCGTTCGCGCTTATCTCGTGAAGGCAGGAATCCCGTCGGGTGTTCTTCCTGACTGATTTTTTTGGCGCAGCGCTTGACGTGCGGCAGAAACTTGACTTACACCTGAACACGGTAAATCAGATCAACCCGCCCGAGCCTCTCGCGGCGGGTTTTTCGTTGGCGCGGAGGTCGGCGTGAGCGCGGAAATCCGCTACGATACGACGGACTTCTTCCGCCTGTCCGCCGCTTTCGAGCGTCTGCCTGCCGAGATCAAGACGAAAGTCGCCGCCCGCGCCATGGCGCGCATCGGCGACATGGGCCGCACCCGCATCGTGAGGCGCATCGCCGACCGCATCGATCTGCCGCCCGGCATCGTGCGCGACAAGACGCAAGCCTATATCTCGGGCGACGCCGCCGTGGTGCGCGTCGCGTCCGACTGGATATCGCTTTATCGCATCGGCGCGCGCCAGACCCGGTCAGGCGTCACGGTGCGGGCGAGGGGCTCATACCGGTCCGCCTTCATCGCGACGATGAACGGCGGCACGGCCGTGTTCAAGCGCGAAGGGTCGAGCCGCTTCCCGGTTGAGGCGCTCTACGGTCCAAACCCGGCGAACGACGTTCGCACGAGCCCGGATGTCTACCAGGCCGTGCTGATCGACATCGCGGAGAAGATGATCTTGCCGAGGATGCTGCACGAACTGGGCCGCATTCTCCCCAAGTGACCCACCCCCCCCAATAGGGACCGTTTCGGCCTTTTGAGGCCAAGCGGTGCCGGGGCGTCCCGGGAATTCGGCAGTCTCGCAGGCTGCGAGATTGGGTTGACAGGGTTGACGCAACGCCCGCGTGGCGGTTGACAGAGGTTGAAACAATGAATGCCGAACCGCTGGTGTGGCGGACGGTCGGCGAGATTGCCGTGCTGCAGGGCGTTTCGAAGCAGGCCGTCTCCAAAGTGCTGAAACGGCTGGTCGAGGCCGGCGACGTGCCGGTCGAGCGCGACGGGCGCGGGCGGATCGTGCGGGTGTCGCTGGCGCATTACGACCATGCGCGCGAGCGGTTCACCAATCCCGCCAAGACAGGCGCGCGGGCTGGCGACAACGGCGACAGCGACGCGGACAGAAACCCGACACCGCCCACCGGCGGACGGACAGTCGTGCAGACAGATTCGTTCGAGGAGGCGCGGCGCCAGAACGAATGGCTGAAGGTGACGCGCGAGAAGCTGCGTCACCAGGAAGAACTGAAGCAGCTCGTCAGGGCCGACGTGATCGCCGAGGCGCAGACGATCGCGGGACGGGAAATCCAGGCGATCATCATGCGGCTGCCGAACCGCGCCGACGATCTTGCGCTCGCCGTATCAAAGGAAGGCCAGTTCGGGGCGCGCACGCTGCTACGGACGATCGCCTTCGAACTCGCCGAACAGATCGCCAACCGGCTGGGCGAGATCGCTGCCGCCGCGCCTGCCGGCGACGAGATGATCGAGGATCCCGCGTGAGCGGCGACCCGATCGCCCTACTGGCCGGCCAACATGTCGGTGGTCTCGCGCTGGTTGCGGGACGATTGTCGGCATCGATCCGGCCGACGCCGCCGGAGCCGTTCCGGCGGTGGATCGCGCAGAACATCGAACTGGTCGACGGGCCGCGCCGCGGGGAACTGTGGAGCGAGGCCGACGCGCCTTATCTCGGGCCGATCGCCGACTGCCTCAGCCAGGAGCATCCGTGCAACCTGGTGACAGTGCGCAAGAGCCAGCAGACCGGCGTCTCGATCCTGGCGCTGGCCTGGTCGCTCTACATCGCGGAGGTCTGCCCGGACAACGTGCTCTACGGCGTGCCGGGTCTCGACGCGCTGCAGGAAATGAACGGGCTGAAGATGCAGCCCCTGATCGACGCCTGGCAGAGGCGGACGGGCAAGCGGATCATCTTCCCGACGGTGTCGCGGTCGGGCGTCGGATCGACAACCTACAAGAAGGGTTTCGCTGGCGGCGCGATCGACCTTGCCAACGCCAATTCGGTGATGGAACTGTCCGGCAAGACCAGCCGGTTCGGTGTGAAGGACGAGTTTTCGAAGTGGCAGAACACGCCGTCGGGCGACGACCCGGACGAACTGTTCTTCGGCCGCTTCACCGCCTTCCGTCGGGTGCGCAGCTACAAGATCCTCGAACTGTCGACGCCGGAAGTCGACAGCGGCGACCCGCTCGGCGACGGCCCGGGGCACTGCCGCATCGACCGGTCGTTCAGGCGATCCGATCAGCGCTACTGGCACATCGCCTGTCCGCAATGCGCGACTGAGTTTGTGCAGCGGCTCGAACTGCTGGTGGTCGACCGGGAGCATCCGCACAAGACGGTGATGGGCTGCCCTGAATGCCACTACCCCATCTCCGAAATGGAGCGGGTCGCGGCCGTTCGCGCAGGCCGGTTCATCGCCACAGCCGCGGGGCCGGACCGGCATCCCGGTTTTCATGTCGACGCGTTCGTGTCGCTGATGATGAGCTATGGCGACATTGCCGAAAACCTGATCGCGGCCGAAAAGGTCGGCGCGGGCGAAGCGGGACTGAAGGGCTTCTTCAACCGGACACTCGGCCTGCCTTATGCCGAGCGGGGCAATGCGCCCGATCACAAGCGGCTGATGGAGCGCCGGGAGGCCTATCCGCAGGACGTGGTGCCGGCCGCCGGCCTGCTGTTCACGGCAGGCGCCGACGTGCAGCATGACGGGATCTATGTCGAAGCGGTGGCCTTCGCGGAGGACCGGCAGACATGGTCCGTCACGATCGACTTCTTCGAGGGCGCGACGGACGATCCGAATGCCGGCGCGTGGGTGAAGCTCGAGGCCTTCCGGGCGACAATGTTCCGGGACGCCTTCGGCGCCGTTCGCGAGATCGAGGCAATGGGGGTGGATGCCGGCGACGGCAACCGCACGACGCAAGTGCAGGAATGGTGCCGGCGACACGCCGGCTGCTACGCGGTTCGCGGCGTCAAGGGACGCGGTGTTCCGGCGATCAGCGTGCCGACGAAGAAGTCGGTCCGCAAGAGCGGCAAGCGGCAGAAATATGGCAGCGCGCTGTCATGGCCGGTCGGGACCTGGGGGCTGAAGGGCGAGTTCTTCGGCAACCTGCACAAGTTCGGCCTGGCCGGCGGCGAGGCTGCCGACCCGCCGGGATATTGCCATTTCGGCGACTGGATGGGCGAGGAATACTTTCTGCAGATCACCGCCGAGCATTTCCTGCAGGCGATGGTGCGGGGGCGTCTCGTTGAGGAATGGAAGCGGACGCGGCGGGACAACCATTTTCTCGACTGCCGCATCTACGCGATGGCGATGGCCGAACTGCTCGGTCTTTCGAAGATGACGCGCGACGACTGGGCGAGGCTTCGGGCCAGCCGGGTGCCGGGGCGGCAGGTCGACATGTTGTCGACGCCGAGCGAAAAACTGGCCGCGCGGACCGAAGTCGCGTCCCCGCCGACTGCGCCGGCGAAGACTGATCTCGCTGCGAAGCGCAGCGCATGGGCAAGGCGGAAATGACCGAAAAGGCGCGCATCAGGGTAAAGGCCGGCTCGTCCGTGCTGGCCCCGGTGCGCCCGACGGCAGGTTACCTGCGCGACACCCGTTCCGGTGTGATCAACACGCGGCCGGCGATCCTGCGCGAGAGCCGCGACGACATCGCCGCGGCGTGGCGCCGGTCGGCAGGGCTCGCGCTCGACCTGATCCAGAATTCCGGCCGGCTGCGCGGCGCGGCCGACCAGGTGATCGCCGACACGGTCGGAAGCGAGCTGGTGCTCAATCCACAGCCGGACCTGTCGGGGCTCGGCTATGACGACGCGGAGAAAACCGCCTTCGTCAAGCTGCTCAAGGCGTGGTGGAAGCGCTGGTCGTGGAACCCGCGCGAATGCGACCTGCGCGGCAAGCTGACCGTGCCGCAGATGATCGACGTGGCGCTGCGCTGGGACATGGCCTTCGGCGAAGTCACCGGCGTGATGTCCTACATGGGACCGGGGCAGCGCCGACAGTATGGGGTCAAGACCGGCACGAAGGTCTGCATGATCCCGCCCAGCCGGCTGGTGCAGGACACGAGCGAGTTCGAGGGCATGTTCCAGGGCGTCATCCATGATGCTCTTGGTCGGCCTGTTGCATACCGGTTCCGTGAGAAGGCCGACGGGATTGTCGAGACCAAGGACTATCGCGCCTTCGACGGCGCCGGTCGGCCGCAGGTCATCCACATCTTCGACCCGATGGATGCGACGGACGTGCGCGGCATCAGCCGGATGGCGGCGGGGTTCCGCAAGCATATCCAGCACGAGATCCTCGTCGACACGACGATCCAGACCGCGATCCTTCAGACGATCTTCGCCGCGACGCTGACGTCGGCCAGCCCGAGCGCGGAAGCCTTCGAGGCGATCGAAACGCTGCAGGGCGACGCGAAGACAGAGATGATGACCGAGTTCATGGGCTATTTCTCTGCCGCCATGGAGCGGGCGCGGGACGGCCAGATCACCGTGTCCGGCGATCCGCGCATTTCGCATCTGGCGCCCGGCGAGAGCTTCGACCTGCACACGGCTCAGACGCCGGGGCCGCATTTCCTGCCGGTGTCGGCCGAGCTGTCGCGCGACATGGCGCGGGCGATCGGCATCACCTATGGCGGCCTGACGATGGATCACACCGACGCGACCTACTCGTCGGTGCGGATGGAGAATTCGTCGATCTGGCCCGTGGTGCTGCGCCGCCGCGAGCGGATCGCCGGCGCCACGGCGCAGATGATCTACGAGAACGCGCTCGACGAGGCGATCGGCTCGGGGCGCATTCCGTTCAAGGGCGGCTATGCGGCGTTTGCCGCCAACAAGGACAAGGTGTCCTGGGCGCTGTGGCAGGGACCGGCCAAACCGTCCGCCGACGACCTGAAGAGCGCCAAGGCGGCGACCGAGCGACTGGCCAACGGCACCTCCGACCTCGAGGTCGAGTGCGCCGAAATCGGCGTCGATGCCGAGGAAATGTTCGAACGACGGCTGCGCCAGCACAAGCGCTATGTCGAGGCCGACATGCCGTCGCCCTTCGTGCGGGCAACCGGCGGCGGCAAGGACGATGCGGCCGACGAGACACCGGCGAAGGCGAAGGAAAAAGTCTGATGCCGACGCTTGTGACGATCGGCGGCGCATCGATCGACGCGGATGACCCGTGCGCGCTCTACAGGGCGCTCTATGCCCAGAAGCTGAAGATGCTGGCCGGCGAGCGCGTCGAGGAAACAGAGATCCGCTCGTCGGTCTCGCAGCGCCGGATCAAGCTTTCGGCGCTCAACATGGCGGCGCTCGACGCCGAACTGATGGCGCTGTCGGCGGCCTGCACGGCGAAGACCGGCGGCGGCAAGCGGTCACGCTTCGCCAAGTCGATGCGCTTCTGCTGAGGACTTGAACATGGACCTGGCTTTTGAGCGGATCAGCGCGCGGCTGTTCAACCAGCCGCACCTCTACGATCCCCGCAAGGCCGAGGCGTTGGTGCGGCAGATGGGGCCTCGCCTGACCGGCGCCCCGGTGACGATCGTCAACGGGGCCGGCGGCGTCGACCATGTCGCGTTCCAGGGCGGGCGACCGAGCGCCGGCGTCATCGGCGACAGGCTCGGTCGCTCGTTCGACCGCAACGAGGTCAGCCCGTTCATGCTGATCGACGGCGTCGCCGTCATCGCGGTCGAAGGCACGCTGGTCCAGAAGGGCGCCTGGGTCGGATCGAGTTCCGGCGAGACCTCCTACGAAGGCCTGCAGGTTCAGATCGCCCGCGCCGCCAAGAGCCCGAAGGTCAAGGCTGTCGTGTTCGAAATCGACAGTTTCGGTGGCCAGGTCAACGGTGCCTTCGAGACCGCGAACGCCATCCGGACGCTGTCCAAGGCCAAGCCGACGATCGCGATCCTGACCGACTATGCCTATTCCGCCGGCTATCTGCTGGCGAGCCAGGCGCGGCGGATCATCTTGCCGGAATTCGGCGGGGCGGGGTCGATCGGCGTTGTCATGATGCATGCGGATTTCAGCGGCATGCTCGAGCAGGACGGCATCAAGGTGACGTTCATCCATGCCGGCAAGCACAAGGTCGAGGGCAATCCCTACCAGGCCTTGCCCGAAGGTCTGCGCGACAAGTGGCAGGCCGAGGTCGAGACGATGCGTGACCGGTTTGCCGAGACGGTCGGGCTCGGACGCGGCAAGCGGATGACCAAGGCAGCCGCGCTGAAGACCGAGGCCGAGGCGTTCGACGCCAAGGATGCCGTGAAGCTCGGCCTCGCCGACGCGATCGGCGACGGACAGGAGGCGTTCCTCGCCTTCGTCCAGGAAGTCAACCGGAGCACCTGACATGTCGTCCCTGACCGCCGCAATCCGCGGAGCCATGCTCGCGGATGATGAAGAAAATTTGCCCGAACCGGGCGCAACCGGCGCGACTGCGCCACTCACCATGAAAGGAAATCTGGACATGTCCGGAGAGCAGAAGCCCGCTGCGGGCATTTCGCAGGCCGATCACGATTCCGCCATCGCATCCGCAACGTCCGCCGGTCATGCCGCCGGCGTCACCGCAGCGACCGTCCGGCTGTCCGCCGCGCTCGGCGCCGAGGGCGTCAAGGGCGACGCCGGCCGCATGTCGGCGGCGCTCGACCTCGCGGTCAAGTCGCCGGGCATGTCCGGTCCGGATGTCGCCGCCTTCGTCGTCGCCAATGTCCCGGCAGCCAAGCCCGCGGCCGAGGTCGATGCCGCAGGCTATGACGCGGCCCGCGTCGCCGCGGCCGGCCAGGCGCAGCCGCAGGGCGGAAAGAAGCCCCAGGGCGCAGCGATGAACTGGGCCGACTTCCGCGCCAAGCGCGGCAAGAAGGTCTGATCACACTCACACCAAACGGAGGGTCTGATGACCACGTTCACTGAAGGCCGGCATGCCGGCGAGTTCCTGCTCAGCGAAGCGCCGGGCAATCTGTCGCGCGACAATGCCGTCGTGGCGGTGTCGCAGACGATCAAGCCCGGCACGGTGCTGGCGAGGAAGGCGGTCGTGGCAGATGTCGTCGCGACTGCCTCGGCGGATGCCGGAAACACAGCGTCTTCCGGCACCATCGCGATGGACGGGACGGCTGTGACTTCGGCCGTCAAGGATGGCCGCTACATCGGTGTCGCCACCGCTGCAACCAAGGTCGAATGGGAAGACCCGGCCGGAAAGGCCATCGGCGTCTCGACCCATGGCCAGCTGTTCAACAAGGGTGGTATCCGGCTGACGATCACTGCCGGCGGCACGCCTAATGTCGCTGGCGACCGCTTCTATGTCGATGTTGCGGCCAACACGGAAGATTTCCAGTTCGTCGCCTTCAATCAGGATGGCACGGACGGATCGGAGATCGCCGCGGCGATCGCACTCTACGGCATCGTGACCCCCGCCGACGCGACGGGCAAGATCGCCATCATTGCCCGCCAGGCCGAACTGAACGGCAAGTGCCTTGAATGGCCGGCGGATATCGACGCCGCCGAGAAGGCGGACGCGATCCAGTCGCTTGCCACCAGGCATCTGATCGTCCGCTGACGTCCCGTCCGCCGGGTCATCCCGGTTCCGCAACCAGTTTTTGAGGAGACCTTCCATGCTGGACATTTTCAATGAGGATCCGTTCTCGGTCTTCTCCCTGACCGAGGCGATCAACAATACCCCGTATGTTCCCGGCCATATCGGGCGGCTCGGGATTTTCTCGCCCGTATCGATCAACACGCTGGCCGTCGGCCTCGAGAACCGCAACGGCGTCCTCGTGCTTGTCGAGCCGTCGCCGCGTGGCGGACCAGGCCAGACGGTCGAGAAGAAGAAGCGCTCGCTCAAGATGCTGGGCGTCCCGCACTTCCAGATCGACGATGCGATCTATGCCGACGAGGTGCAGGGCGTCCGCGCCTTCGGCACCGAGACCCAGCTCGAAACGGTGATGGGCAAGGTCGACGAGCGGATGAGTGACCATGCCCAGTCCTTCGCGGCGACCGAGGAATACCACCGCATCGGCGCGATCAAGGGCATCGTCACCTATGCCGATGGCACGACGCTCAATCTGTTCACCGAGTTCGGAGTCTCGCAGGAAGCCGAGATCGATTTCGACCTCGACAATGCCAACCCGACGCCCGGCATCCTGCGCAAGAAGTGCGCCGCCCTCTACCGCACTACTGCCAACAATCTCGGCGCCGTGCCGTTCACCGGCATCCGGGCGGAATGCGGTGACGCCTTCTTCGACGATTTCATCGCACATCCCGAGGTTCGCGCGAGCTATCTCGCGCAGGCCGAAGCATCGGAGCTTCGGCGCGGCTATGTCGACAACGGCCAGTCCGGCGTGTTCGGCACGTTCGAGTTCGGCAATATCATCTGGGAAAACTATCGCGGCGCCGTGGGCAGCACGTCCTTCGTCGACAGCGATAAGGCTCACTTCTTCCCCACGGGGGCGCCTGGATTGTTCAAGTCGGTCTATGCACCCGCCGACTACATCGAGACCGTCAACACGATGGGCAAGCGGCTCTACATGAAGACCGTCGAATGGGACAACAGCAAGGGCGTCGGGCTCGAAGTCCAGACCAACGCGCTGCAGTATTGCACCCGGCCGAAGGTGCTGATGAAGGGCAAGCGGACCTGATCCGATGACCTGGACTGAAGCCGCGGCGGCGCTCGAGAGTGGCGTCGCCGCGGTGTTCGACACCGGCTCGTTCCGGGTTTTTCCGCGCAAGGCGGGTGTCAGCGTCAACCAGGGCGCGGTCGCCGACACCGACCGGGCGGAATTCACCTTCGCCGGATCTCTGGACCTCGGTCCGCCCTTCCTGCCATCCGGCCGGGGCAATGCCGGCGATCCGGCGGCGCGGGACAGGGCCGTGGCCTATGAGGGCGTGATCTCGGCGAACTCCGCGTCGTGGCCACACCTGCCGAAGAATGGCGACATTCTACGCAACCTTGCCAATGGCGAGGACTGGACGATCGCGACGCGCGAGATCGACGGATCGTCGCGCGTGGCGTTCAACGTCAACCGGTCGAGGTAAGGCGATGCTGTCCGCCGACGCGATGCGGCTCGCCGCGATCGAGGTTCTGACGCCCTATCCCGCGTTGCAGGCGGGATCGGGCTTTCCGACGCTCGCCGGCCGGATGGTGTTCGACAGCCGGGCGGCCACCGTCGGCGAGCTTGACGGGGACAAGGCCTATACGCCCGCGCTGTCGCTCTATACCGGCACCGCCAAGGCGGTGCTGCGCAGCGATGCGGCCGAGATCGACGATACTGAGAGCGAAGCCGTGCTCGAAATCATCGCCGAACTGGCGGTGGCGGCGAAGCAGGACGGCGAGGAATTCTCGGACGCGCTCGCCGCCGACGATCCGGAGGCGCGGATGGTGCTGTCGGCGCTGACCAGCCAGGTGATCTTCCACCTCTGCCACAGCCAGGCGGGGCATCTGTTCCGCCGTTTCATCCTGAACGTCCGCAAGATCGAGGTCGAACAGCAGGCGCTGCCGCAACTCGGGCTGCGCTGGCAGCGCAACACGATCCGCATCACCTGCGGCCTGCTCGGGGAGAGCTATGACATCGACGCGGGCGGGCTGCCGGAACCGATCCGGTCGCTGGCCGGGCAGCTGCCCGCCGGCTCCTATGCCAGGATCAAGCTCGACCAGCTGGGCGCGCATTTCGTCGCCGACCCGCGACCGGAGCTGGAGATGGTGGCGATCGGTCCCGTGCCGGAAGGCGACGACGAATTCCAGCCGATCTCGTCGGCGAACCTGGAAGATTGACATGAACCTGCAGCGCTACGTTCTCGCCGATCCGTCGGCGACATTGCCGATGCCCGACCGGGGCGGCCGGCTGTTTTCGTCGCGTGGCGAGACGATCGATGTCGAGAACCCATTCTGGTCCGCGCGTATTGCCGACGGTGAGTTGATTGCCGCGGCGCAATCGGCACCCGCCAAGTCTGATATTCCGCCGGTTCCGCCGGCAAAGCGAAAGGGGAAGTGAGCCATGGTTTCCTTCAACCGCATTCCGGGCAATCTCGTCGCGCCGATCGTCACGTTCGAGGTGAATTCGGGCGGGCAGTTCGAGAATGCCAGCCGGCTGCTGCTGGTCGGGTTCAAGAACACCGGCGCGCTGCTGACCGACAATGTGCCGACCGTCTGCCCGTCCGAAACCGAGGCGCGGCGGCTGGCCGGCGCGGGCTCGATGCTGGACGACATGGTCCGGCTGGCGCGCCGCAACGCGCCGGCGCAGGAGATCTGGATCATCTCGCCGGCGCCCGTCGGCACCGCCGAAATCCGCACGCTGACCATCGCGGCGCCCGCCGCCTCCGGCGGCTATGGCGTGATCGAGATCGCGGGCGAGCCTGTCGGCGTTACGATCGGCGCGGGCGACGACGAGGACGCGGTCGCCGCGGCGCTGGCGGCTGCGATCAACGCCTACTACAACCCGTTCTCGGAGGCGTCGCTGCCGTTCACGGCGACCGTCGCCAATGAGGTGGTGACGCTGACCGCCCGCCATGCCGGCGCGCACTCGACCCTGGTCGACATCCATGTGCCGGTGCTCGACGGATCGAACGCGCTCACCGGCAAGGTGACCCAGGCCGTCGGCACCGCCGGTGCCGGCAATCCCGACCTGTCGGGCGCGCTGGCGGCGCTTGGCGACGATCCGTTCGACTGGATCGTCTCCGCCTTCTCCGACTCGACCAATGTCGGGCGCTACAAGACGCTGCTGTCGGACGTTTCCGGCCGGTGGGCATGGAACGTCCAGCTCTATGGCCATGTCTTCTATCCATTCACCGGCACGCTGTCGGAGGTGACGACGCACACGCTGGCGCAGGACGACCGGCACGTTTCCGCGATCCCGCGCCCGTCCTCCGGCTCGATCCCGCAGCCGCCGTGGCAGTGGGCGGCGGCCATGGTGGCGCGGATCGTGCCCTGGCTGTCGGATGGGGCGCTGGGCAATGTGTCGCGCAACCAGACCGGCCTCGATGTGATCGGTCTCGCGCCGCCGCGCGACCGCTCGAAATGGTATCGCTATCCCGACCGCGAGACGATGCTGCGCTCCGGCGCGTCGACATGGAAGGTCGACCAGGCCGGCCGCGTGCTGATCGACAAGATCATCACCATGCAGCGGACTACGCTCGGCGTGACCGACACGACCTTCCGCGACATCCAGAAGATCGGCCAGATCGTCTATGCCCTGCGCAATTTCCGCACGCGGCTGACCATCGAGCACGGCCAGAAGGCCATCGCCGACGACAATCCCGGCAATGTCGGCGCGATCTCGACGCCCCGCGACATCGCGGCGACCTTCATGCACACCTATCAGGACATGGTCCTGTCGGGCGTGCTGGAGAACCCGGTCAAAGCGGCTGAGATGCTGCAGGTCAGGCGCAATATCGACAACCCTAACCGGGTCGACATCTATGCGCCGCTCGACATGGTGAACCCGCTGGACATCATCGCGGCGAATGCCGTGATCTACTCTCAGTTCAGGGCTTGATTGTCCTCACGGCCACACCGCCGCCTGCCGGCGTCTGGCCTCGGGATGGGGCGCGCCATCAGGCGCGACGCCCGGTCGGGCTTGCGGCCCTGCGCGCCGGACGCCAGTCGCGTCTGTCGGCGCGAGAGCGTTTCTCATGAAACACCTGTGAAACATCCAACGGAAAGGGCTGACCATGGCCGGGAAAGACTTCGGCGGGAAGATCACCGTCACCTCGTCGCTCGGATACAAGCTGTCGCTGCGCGGGACGATCAGTGTCATGACGACGGCGCAGTCGAACGAGGCGATCACCAACCAGGACGCTTCGACCGACCGGATCATGACGCCAGTCGCGCCATCGGCGGAACTCAGTTTCCGCGACGACGGCGGCGATTGGCAGGGCCGAATGTCCGGCCAGCGTGAGAACCTGACCGTGGTCGAGGAACAGACCGGCGTGACGCACCTGTTCACGGGCGCGTTCTGGACCGGGCGGCCGTCGATCAACCGGATCAATGGCGAAGTTTCCGGCGTCCAGATCGTGGCCGACTTCTACAGGCGGTTGGGCTGATGTCGGAAACGACCGTTCCTCTCAGCCGCCGCTACGAGGCGCACGGGAAAACCTTCACCAACGTGACGCTGCGGGCGCCGAAGCTCAGGGATCATTTCGCGATCGGCGACCCGATCGAGGTGCATCCCGGACCGGACGGAACGGGGCGGTTCATCCTCGAGCATGGCGAGCGGATCGGAGCCTATCTCGACCGGCTGGCGGTCGCCGACAAGCCCGGCCGTGAATGTCTGGACGATCTGGACCTTGCAGATTCGATCCGGGTCCGCGAGGCGATCACAGGTTTTTTTTCAGCAGCGCGGCTGCGCAACAGGCCGCCGACGAACTCGTCTTCCGGGCCGGACAAGACATCGGACGGATCGGCGACCTGACTTTCGCCGAGGCGCTGGCATGGTTCGCCCGCTACGCCGGATGGATCGACCGGCAGCCGAAAAGGGATAGGTCATGAGCAATCGCGAAATCGAGGCGATCCTCAAGATCTCGTCGAGGTTGGGCTCGATGCAGGCGCTGAAGACGCTGCAGCGCGAGCTGAAGGCGGTCGACAATCAGGCCAAGGCCTATAACCGGACGCAGGCCGTTCTCAACCGCGGCATTAATGCCTCCGGCATGCTGATCGGCCGCTACCTGACAGGTGCCGCGCTCGGCTATGCCGCACTCGACATGACCCGCACGGTCGCGAGGATCGAGGATGCCATGTTTGGCATCCAGAAGAAGTCGGGGGCGAGCGCCGAGCAGATCGCCAAGCTCAAGGGCGAAATCCTGTCGCTCGGGCAGGAAGTGCCAGTCAGCATCGAGGAGATCGCGTCGGCCTTCGAGCGCGGCGCGGCGGCCGGCATTCCGCTTGAGGATCTTCGCGAGTTCGCCAAGCTGACAGCGCAGGTGTCCGATTCCTGGGACATGACGGCGGAAGACACGGCGAACGCGTTCGCCGGGTTCTCGGCAGGAATAGGGATCAAGCGCGAGGACCTCGAGCAATTCGCCGACCTGATCAACTTCCTCGCCGACAGCGGCATCGCGGACGAAAGCGGCATCGTCGATTTCCTCGACCGCGCTGGCGCATCGCTGAAGAATTTCGGGATGAGCCCGGACGAAAGCGCGGCCTTCGGCGCAGCGCTGCTGAACCTCAAGATGGCTCCCGAGATCGCGGCTCGCGCGATGGACACGCTCGCCGGAAAGTTGATTGCACCGGAAAACCTTTCGAAATCCTCGTTCGGCGCGCTCAAGGAAATCGTCGGCGACGTCGAGAAGTTTCAGGCGCTGGTCGCCAACGATGGCGCCAAGGGCATGATCGAGTTCTTCGATCGCCTCGACAAGATGTCGGGTCAGAAGCGAACCAGCCTGCTGGGCGCATTGATGGGCGAAGGGTTTGACGACGAAGTCGCCCGCATGGTTGACGGTATCGGGGAGATCAAGAAAAACCTCGAACTGGCGCAACAGGAGAACCTCTACAAGGGGTCGATCGCCGGCCTGTCCGAGAAGAAGCTCGATCTGTTCAGCTCGAAACTCAAGCTCCTTCAGAACGACCTGACGAACCTGAAGGACAATCTGTTCGAAGCCTCCGCCAAGGATGGCAGCTTTCTCGATGTCGCGAGCGGCGCGATCCGGTCCATCAATGACGCGACCGACAAGAACGATGCCATCAAGACGGCGCTGGACAAGAAGGGCATCAAGGGATTCTGGGCGCAGGAAAAGTGGCGGCTTCAAAACGGCAGCGCCTCGGCTCTCGACAGTCTCGCTGTCGACGGCGGCTACAACATGGACAAGCAGGTCTTGCCCGAACTGAAGATGCCAGGCGCGGCGCCGGCATTTCCGGAAGATGTGCCGCTGCCGATGCCGCGTCCGGGGCGTCCGCAGGCAGATCGGCCGCGCCGCGGCTTCGACCTGCCGCCGATCAGCTATCCAGACCAGGAACCCTATTTCCCGTTGCAGGGTGACGACATGCGCCGTGCCGATGCAGGCGGGGACGCCAGCCGGATGGAATTCCTGACCGCCGCCGCCGGCGCGAAGCTTGAAGAAGGTGGCGACCGGGCCGGCAAGGCCGTCGCCGATGGCGGCGAAGAAGCCGGCAAAGCCCTGATCGACGGGGCGGCAGCCCTTCGCGCGGTCGCCGAGACCCTTCGCGGCGCTGCCGCTTCGATCGGAGGCGCGATGCGCGCGCTCAACACCGGCGCGGTCCGCGGCGACACGGGGCGTTCCGGCGTCGAGACTGAAGCAAGGAATTTCGTGCCGTGAGAGACTGGCTGACAGCGTTCCGGCCGGCCTCGTTCCGGGGCGTGCCGTTCAAGGTCGATGGCGAAGGGATGTCCGGGCAGCGGCGGCTGTCGATTTCGCCGATCGCCTATGCGGACGCCTCGGTGATCGAGGACATGGGCCGCGACCCGATGATCTGGCCGGTGACGGCCTATCTCTCCGGCGATTTCGCCGACCGGGAGGCGCAGGCGCTGACCGCCGCACTGTCACTGAAGGGCCCAGGCCTGCTGGTGCTGCCGATGCATGGCGCGGTCAGGGCACGCGCCCAGGACTGGCGGCGCGACCGGCGCAAGGACTATGCAGGCCATGTCGCAATCTCGATCTCGTTCATCGAGGAAGGGTTCGGCTCGGTTCCGTTCGGCCTGCTGGCCGGGGCCGGACCGATCGCCGACATGCTGCTGTCCGGCAAGCTGGCGCTCGGCGCCGCCTTCGCCGCAGCGTTCGACGGGCTTCTGCCTGTTCGCCTGTCGACCATCACCGCCGACATCGCGCGGGCGGCGACACGGATCACGGCAATTGCGGCGGCGACGGCGACCGGCGATCGGGTCGGCAAGCTTGTCGCCACGGCGCTGGAGGCGGTCTCCGACAAGGCTCTGGCGGCGATCGACGCGCCGCAGGATTATGCCGGCGCGCTGCTGGACGGATGGCGGGCGGTGGCGTTGAACGCCGAGCCGGCCGAACTCAGAGCGGCGCTGACGATTGAATTGATGCCGCCCGCGTCGAGCGCTGCCGGCGAGGGCGAGCGGGCCGCCATGGCCGGCGCGCTGGCGATTGCCGCGGTCCGCGGCGTCTACCCCGCCCGTCCCGACGCGCGCGCGGCGCGCGAGGCGATGGGCGTGAGCGTCTCGCCGGTGATTGCGTCGGCAGGCACGGCGCTCGGCTACGAGGTCGAGGCCTGGGTGGCCGGCACGACCGGCGAGGCGGCGCGCATCCTGTCGCGTATCGCCGCCGACCGGGCACCGCTGGTCCGGGTCGAGACGCCGTTGTCGCTGTCGGCCGTGGTTGCGGCTTATCAAATGTATGGCGACGCCAACCGGGCGCGAGAATTGGTGGATAGGAATCGGGTCGCGACGGCGGCGTTTATGCCCGTGGTCTTCGAGGCTGTCGCCTCGTGATGCCTCACGGGCCGCACCGCTCACTTCGTTCGCTGGCCCTCCGGCGGGGCGCGGCATCAGCCGCGACGGCCGGTCGGCCTTGCGACGCTCCGCGTCGGAGGACGAAGACATGAACCGTGACCCACTTGAGACCATCACCGTGTCCCTGGGCGGGTCGTCGTTTTCGGGCTGGAGCGAGGTGTCGGTCGACTATTCGGTGAAGCAGGCGGCGCGGACGGCGAACCTGGTCGTGTCGGATTTTTCCCGCGCGATGCCGTTCCTGCCCGGTACCGAATGCACCCTATCGGCGGGCGGCGACGTGCTGATTACCGGCTATGTCCGCGACTGCAACCCGTCGCACGACGCCTCCCGGCATCAGGTGTCGCTGTCAATCGTCAGCCGGACCATCGACGCCGTCGAGGCGTCGATCGACCATCCCACCGGCTTCGTCAAGGACAAGGACCTGATCGGCATCGCCAAGGAGTTCGCCGGGGCCGGCGTCAGCATCCTGGCGTCGGAGGGGTTTCCGGTCGAGAAGGCGAGTTTCGTCAACACGGGACAGTCGCTGTTCTACCATCTGGAGCCGCTGGCGCGGTCGCATGGCGCGTTCCTCTACGACACACCGGAGGGCGAGCTGCGCATCGCCAAGATGCCGCGCGGCCGGCATGCGGGCGCGCTGTCGATCGGCGCGGGCGGCAACATCCTGTCCGCCTCGGCGAACCTGACGGAGGCCGGGCGGCATTCGCCGGTCATCGTGCGCGGACAGTCGTCGCGCGGCACGGGCGCGGGCGCGACGCGGATCGAGGCGCGTGCGATCGACGCCGCGGTAAAGCGGTTGCGGCCGAAGGTGATCGTGCACGAGAGCGAGACGACGGCCGGAAAGCTGAAGGCGCGGGCCGAACGCCAGGTACGCGTCGCGGCGGGGTTCGCGCGGTCGGCGCAGGTGACCGTCGCCGGCTGGCGCGACGCGGGCGGAATGATCTTCGAGCCGCATTTCCTGATCATGCTCGACGATCCGCGCATCTACTGCAAGCAGGTCATGGGCATCCAGTCGGTGACGCTGACGCAGTCGATCGAGACCGGCGGGCCGGGGACGCGCGCCAGCCTGTCGCTGGTCGACCCATCCGCTCTGAACGGCGATGCCGGCGACGGCGGCGGTTCCGGCGGCGAAGGTCTCGACTGGAGCGCGGGGGATGTCCTGGGGAAGATAGGAATAGCGCGGTGAACAGAGGCTATGCGTCGCAGTTCACGCGGGTCGAGATCGAGTCGAGCCGCTACGAGAACGGCCAGCTGCTGGTCACCGGCCGGGGCATGGCCGGCGAGCGGTTCGAGGATCTGGTCTGGCACGAGCCGCACGGTTTTCATTCGCGGCCGCATCCCGGGACCGTCGGCTGGCTGGTCGCGCCCGGCGGGCGGCGCGAACAGGGAATGGTGATGGCCGCCAGCGATCCCGGCAAGCTGCCGCAGATCGAGCCCGGCGAGGCGGCGATGTATGACAACACGTCCAACGTGGTGAAGCTGACGGCCGCCGGCTGGGAGTTCAACATGGACGTGACGATCAGGGGCAATGTCGAGATCGATGGCAATCTGCACATCACCGGCAACATCGTATCGGACGGGACCATCGTCGACAGCGACGGAAACAACGGGGCTTGATTTGTCCTCACGCGCGAGCGGCCCTGCGCTCCGGATGGGGCGCGGCACGAGCCGCGACGCCCGGTCGGCCTTGCAGCGCTTTGCGCTGATCTCTGGTTCTTCAACGTCAAGCCAAAGGAGACTGTCATGATCAAGCTGCTGCTTGTGGCCTGCGCCGCACTTGCAATCGTTGCCGCGATGCCGATCGGCGCCGCGCTGGCCGAGGATGTGACCAATGGGCCGCCAGCGGTCGACGTGGGCGATGCGGAGCCGGGGCCGGATGGCGTCGGGGTCACGTCGGATGGAGTCGATGGCGGCGTTGACCCGGGGGATGGCGAACCCGGCGCGGCCAGCGGCTCGGACGAGTAATCTTCATGCGGATCATCCCGCTCGGCGTCGAGCGCGAGCCCTCGCTGTCGCCCGACCTGGTCTGGGACGGGATGCTGGCCGATCTGGCGCTGGCCGAGGCGGGCGAGGTTTCGAACCGCGGCGGGCTGCGGTCGCGGGAGATGCTGAAAACGGCGGTGATCATCGCGCTTCTTTCCGATGCCCGCGCCTGGCCGGAAGAGCTGCGCGACGGCGACATCAATCGGGGCTGGCCGGGCGACACGTTCGACCTGGCCGATGTCGAAGCGGCCATCGGCTCGAAGCTCTGGCTGCTGGCGCGGCGGACGGTCGACGCGGTGGAAACGCCGCGGCTGGCCGAGACCTACGCGGTCGAAGCCCTGCAGCCGCTTATCGCGCAAGGTGCGGCGGCGCTGGCGACCGCGACCGCCGTCGCCGACCCGGCGCGCAACCGGCTGACGCTGGACGTGCGGCTGACCGACCGGGACGGGACGGTCATCGTAGCGGAGAAATTCCGCGTGCTTTGGGATGAGATTGTTTGACCTCACGGGCCGAGCGTTCGCTCCGCTCACTGGCCCTCTGGTGGGGCGCGCCATAAGGCGCGACGGTTCGTTGTTCAGAACGGGTCGAGACCGACGGCTCGACCCGGGGTCGGGCTTGCGGCCCTGCGGGCCGCTGGCGCTTCAAAGGGAAACGTGATGGCCTTTTCATTGAGATCACTGGACCAGATTTCGAAGGCGATCCGGGGGGATTTGCGGCGCGAGCTGCCGGGGACCGACGCGACGATCTGGCCGAACACGCTTGCCGTGTTTTCCAAGGTGGTCGCGATGGCGCACCATCTGATCGAGCTGCGCGCCAAATGGATCTACGAGCAGATCTTCGCTTCGACGGCGACGGTGCGGCACCTCGAGCGGCATGCGTTCGAATATGGGCTGGCGCGCAAGCCGGCGTCGCGCGCGGCAGGCTACATCGTCACGACAGGCGACGCCGACACGATCTATCCGGCAGGCATTTCCTACCTGTCCGGCGGGGTGCGCTACATCGTGTCGTCGGATGCGCGGTCGGACCTTGCCGGAGAAGTGATCTTTCTCGTCCATGCCGAGACGCCCGGCCTCGCCGGGAACCGGGCGGCGGAGATCGTGATGACGCTGATCGACCCGGCGCTGCAAACGTCGATGATCGCCACCGCCGTGGTGGACGATGGCGGCATCGGCGGCGGGGCGGATGTCGAAAGCGACGATGCGCTGCGCGCCCGGGTGCTCGATCGCAAGCGCCGGCCGCCGCAAGGCGGGGCGGAAAGCGACTACGAGCAGTTCGCGCTGGCGGTGCCAGGCGTGGTCAAGGCCTGGGCGCACAGCTTCGCCTACGGGCCGGGCACTGTCGGCGTCTGGTTCCTGTTCGAGGGGCGGGCCAACCTGATCCCAACCGATGGCGACGTGCTGGCCGTGCAGGCGGAGATCGACTATCGCCGGCTGATCCGGGCGCGGGCGCTGGCGGTGGCCCCGGTCGCCTATCCGGTCAACATCACCATCCAGGGACTGACGCGCGATACGACTCAGACGCGGGCGGCGATTGCCGCTTCGCTGGCCGCGATGTTCCTCGATCGGTCCCGGCCGGGGGTCGCGGCGGAACCCTTCACCTTCTCGCGGTCGTGGATTTCGGAGGCGATCGCGCAGGCGATCGGTGAGGACAGCCACTATCTGACGCTGCCGCTCGGCGATTTGATCCTGAACGACGGACGGATGCCCGTTCTCGGAAGTATCACCTATGTTTGAGCGCTCGCGGGCCGTGCGCTCGGTCGGCAAGGATGTGCGTTGATGACCCTCCCTTTCCATGACCCGTTGCGGGCGGGGGAGGCGCTGACAGTGGCGGTGCATTTGCGGCCGCAGGCGCCGTGGCCGCCGCTGGCTGACCAGTCGGACGTGCTTGCCGACCCGTCCGACGAGCTAATCGCGCAGAGCCTCTACGCGCTGCTGCCGTCCGGACCCGCCTGGCGCACGCCGGACAATGCGGCCTTCGACGAACAGTCGAAGCTGGGCGGCTTCCTTCGCGGCCTGGCCGGCGACATGGCGACGCTCTACCGGCGGCTGTTCGCCACCGGTCAGGAATCGACCGCCTCGACGCTCGACGCGTCGCTGGCCGACTGGGAACACGAGTTTGGCCTGCCCGACCCTTGCATGGGGGAACTGCCGTCGCGCACCATGCGGCTCAGGTTCCTGCTGGCCAAGGTGCGCTCGACCGGCACGATCACGCCCGGCGACTTTATCGCACTCGCCGAAGAACTCGGCTACGCGATCACGATCGAGGAGCCGCTGCCATTCCAGTGCGGCGGCTCGGAACTTGGCGCGTTCGACGAGGTGTCGGGGGATGCCCGGACATCGGTCGAATTCCACTGGATCGTCCGGGTCGCCGACGTGCCGGTGATCTATTTCGAATGCGGCGTCTCGGCCTGCGACGTGGATGCGCTGACCGATTTCGGCTTTCCGCAGGATCTGGTTTGCCTGTTCAACGCCTTGAAACCCGCCTGGACGAAGGCGGTTTTCAGCGTTGATTGATTGTCCTCACGCGCGAGCGGGCCTTCGGTCCTGCGCTCCGGACAGGGCGCCGGACAGTTCTCCTTCAGGACGGGTCGAGACCGTCGGCTCGACCCCGGGGCGGGCCGCGGTCGCGACCTGAAACTGACTACTGCCGACAGCGCATCGCGCTTTTGACCGGACGCCGAGAGGCGGGCTGGGACTTTCGCTTGGCCGCGAGGCCGCTTCCCAACGTCGAGGGCCTTCAAATGGACTATGCGCTTGCTCGCAATGCGGTCGTGACTGTCGAGGATCCGGAGCCGGACTATATCGATGGCGACCGGGCGGCGGGGCTCACCGGGTCGTTTCCGCCGGCGAAGTTCTTCAACCAGCTGCAGCGGGAAGTACTGAACGTCATCGAGGGGGCTGAACTCGTCCCGTCGGACGCGAACCTGTCGCAGCTTTACGAGGCGATCCTGGCGCTGATCGCCGAACACAGCGGCGGCGGGGGCGGCGGCGGCGGACCCTATGTGCCGACGACGCGCGCGCTGATGGCGGGCGCCGGCCTGTCGGGCGGCGGCACGCTCGCGGCCGACCGGACGTTCAATCTGGACCTGTCCGACCTGACGGCGATCACCGAGCTGCAGGCCGCCGACATGTTCGGCGTCTACGACAACTCGGCGACGGCGACCCGCAAGATCAGCTGGGAGACGCTGCTCGGGCTGATCGCAGATGCTCTCGATGGCGGTGGCGGCGGCGTTCCGGCCGCTGACGGCGTGGGCTCGATGATCATCACCAATGGGCCTGGGTCGGGGACGTTTGGCACGATCGTCGCGGGGTCGACGCTTAATCCGCCAAGGCCCGGCACTTGGCGCGTCCAGTCAACGCATGCGTTCTGGTCGGTCCCGTCCGGCGACGTCTGGTCGACCACCGTGGGGCTTGCCCTCTACGTCCGCATTTCCTGAGGACTGACCGATGCCATCACCCGATTTCTTCGGCATTTCCGACCGCGTGCGCCAACTCACAGCGCCGGTCGGGATGGAGGCCGTGCACGAGGACGGTTTCACCTGGGCGCGGCAGGGCACAAGCTGGAGCGACACGACGCGGATCGGTCCCGCCGAGTGGAACCGGCTGATCGGCAACCTGCGTGGCATCGGGCTGATGCCAGACACCGTGTCGAACGAGTTCGACCCGGCCGGGCCCTATGTGCTGCGCGACGCGCTGATCAGTTTCGTGACCGAGCGGGTCGACATCCATATCGCCCCCTACATGGAGAGCGTGAACGATGCTCTGGCGCTGAAGGCGCCGATCGCCTCGCCTGCCTTTACCGGGACGCCGACGGCGCCCACGCCGTCGAACGCGACCAACTCGACGCGGATCGCAACGACTGCCTATGTGAAGGCGCTTTTCAGCGATCTTTATGGCGGCTCGGTTTCCGCCGGGTTCGACACGATCTTCGAGATCGAAGGCGTGATGGCCACCAAGGCTCCGCTGGCTTCGCCAGCGCTGACCGGCACGCCGACCGCGCCGACGCCGTCCAATGCCGACAATTCGACCAAGCTGGCGACGACAGCCTATGTGAAGGCGCTGTTTTCAGACCTCTATGGCGGCTCGGTTTCGGCGGGCTTCGACACGATCGTCGAGATCGAGGCCGTCGTCGGCTCGAAGGCGCCGCTGGCTTCGCCGGCTTTGACCGGCGTGCCGACCGCGCCGACAGCTGCGACGCCGACGAACACGACGCAGCTCGCCACCACGGCCTTCGTGCAGGCTGTCGTCGCCGCGCTGGTCGATTCCTCGCCGGCCGCGCTCAACACGCTGAACGAGCTGGCGGCGGCGCTCGGCGACGATCCGAACTTCGCCACGACGATCACCAATGCGCTGGCGCTGAAGGCGCCCCTGGCGTCGCCCGCGCTGACCGGCGTGCCGACCGCGCCGACAGCCTCGGCCGCGACCAACACCACGCAGATCGCGACGACCGCTTTCGTCAAGGGCCTGTTCAGCGATCTCTATGGCGGCTCGGTCTCGGCCGGGTTCGACACGCTTTTCGAGATCGAGGCGGCGATCGGGACGAAGGCGCCGTTGGCCTCTCCCGCCCTGACGGGCACGCCGACCGCGCCGACGCCGTCGAACGCCGACAATTCGACCAAGCTGGCGACGACGGCCTATGTCAAGGCGCTGTTCTCCGATCTCTATGGCGGCTCGGTCGGGGCGGGGTTCGACACTCTGGTCGAGATCGAGGCCGCTGTCGGAGCGAAAGCGCCACTGGCCTCGCCGGCTTTGACCGGCGTGCCGACGGCGCCGACGGCCACGGGCGGGACGAACACGACGCAGCTGGCCACCACAGCTTTCGTGACGGCGGGGCTGGCGCCGAAGGCGCCGCTTGCCTCTCCGGCCCTGACGGGCACGCCGACCGCGCCGACGCCGGCCAATTCCGACAATTCGACCAAGCTCGCGACCACGGCCTATGTGAAGGCGCTGTTCGACGATCTCTATGGCGGCTCGGTCGGGGCAGGGTTCGACACGCTGGTCGAGATCGAGGCCGCTGTCGGAGCGAAAGCGCCGCTGGCCTCGCCGGCCTTGACCGGCGTGCCGACCGCGCCGACGGCGGCGGGCGGGACAAACACGACGCAGCTGGCCACCACGGCCTTCGTGACAGCAGGCCTCGCGCCCAAGGCGCCGTTGGCCTCTCCGGCGCTGACCGGAACGCCGACTGCGCCGACGCCGGCCAATGCGGCAAACTCGACGCAGATCGCGACGACGGCCTATGTGAAGGCGCTGTTCGACGATCTCTATGGCGGCTCGGTCGGGGCAGGGTTCGACACGCTGGTCGAGATCGAGGCCGCCGTCGGAGCGAAAGCGCCGCTGGCCTCGCCGGCTTTGACCGGCGTGCCGACCGCGCCGACGGCGGCGGGTGGCACGAACACGACACAGTTGGCCACCACGGCCTTCGTGACGGCAGGCCTCGCGCCCAAGGCGCCGTTGGCCTCGCCGGCGCTGACCGGCACACCGACTGCACCGACGCCGGCCAATTCCGACAATTCGACCAAGCTCGCGACCACGGCCTATGTGAAGGCGCTGTTCGACGATCTCTATGGCGGCTCGGTCGGGGCAGGGTTCGACACGCTGGTCGAGATCGAGGCCGCTGTCGGAGCGAAAGCGCCACTGGCCTCGCCGGCCTTGACCGGTGTGCCGACCGCGCCGACGGCAGCGGGCGGCACGAACACGACGCAGCTGGCCACCACGGCCTTCGTGACGGCCGGTCTTGCTCCAAAGGCTCCGCTGGCGTCGCCGGCCCTGACCGGAACGCCGACGGCGCCGACGGCATCGTCCGCGACCAGCACGACGCAGCTGGCAACGACGGCTTTCGTCAAGAACCAAGTCGAAGCCGGCGACTGGACGCCGACCTTTCAGGGCACGACGATACCGGGATCGATTTCCTACGACACCCAAACTGGAAAATACGTGGCGAGCGGTCGGCTGGTCCAGGTCAAGTTCGACCTAGAGGCGGGGACAGTTTTCACGACCACGCCGACCGGCAATCTTATTATCGCAGGCCTGCCGTTCGCCTGCGATGAGGGAACACTCATCGGGGGTGGCGAGATTGGCGTTGCTGTGAGTGTTGCCAGCCTGCCGGCGAATTTCGGCGGATGGGGCTTGCGGGTTCATGGCACAAACAGCATCGGCCTTGTCTATACCAATACCTCAACTGGGGCGGTAACGGCTGCAAACGCAAACGTGCTGACCGCCGATACGCGGTTTTCCGGCACGCTGCTCTACAGGAGGGCGTGATGCAGAACCCGATTGTTGACATCGTCGCGGGCGTCGCGGCCGTCTCGATCCGCTGGGAAACCGAGGCGGAGTTCTTCCGCGAGACGCGGACGCCGGGCGCTGGGCTCGGGGACCTGCCGGAAGATTTGCGGCAGGCGATCGTTGCGCATTGGAACGAAGACCTGGTCGCGGCGCACGCGGCCGAAGTCGCCGCGCTCGCGGCCGAGTACCAGCCTCCGCCAGCGCCTGCGCTCACGCCGCGTCAGCTGCGGCTGATGCTGCTGCAGATCGGCATGACGGAAGGCGCGATAACCACGTCGATCGAGGCGATGCCCGATCCGGCCGCACGCGTGGCGGCTCTGATCGAATGGAACTGGGCCACCCGATACGAGCGGGATCACCCGCTGGTGGGGCAGCTTGCCGCCGCGCTGGACTTCGAGCCGGCCGAGCTTGATGCGCTGTGGGGGTATGCGGCGGGGCTCTAATTTGCCTCACTCTTGTTGGCCTCACGGGCGCACCGCCGCTTCGCGGCTGGCCCTGCGGCGGCGCGCCGGACGACCGGCGGCCCGCAGTCGCGGGCTCGGCCCTTGGCCGGAACAGCCTAACCAAATCTGACATTTGAACCCGCCTTGCGGGAAGGAGAAAACCATGACGACAGGTCCTGCCTGGCTCGATGTCGCGCGCCGATATCTGGGCACGCGCGAGATCAAGGGGCCGCGCCACGAGCCCCTGATCGGCAAGTGGTGGGCGGCGCTGAAGGCGCCGTTCCGCGACGACGAGACGCCGTGGTGCGGCGCATTCGTCGGCGGCACGCTGGCCGAGGCGGGGCTCGCCGTGCAGGCCGGCGGCGCCATGGCGCGCAACTGGCTGAAATATGGCGTCAAGCTCGACAAGCCGGCCGTCGGCTGCATCGTCGTGTTCTGGCGCGGGCAGCCGAACGGCACGTCCGGCCATGTCGGCTATGTCGTCGGCCGCGACCGCGCCGGCAATCTGATGGTGCTGGGCGGCAACCAGGGCGACGCGGTGACGATCAAGCCGTTCTCGGCGGCGCGCGTGCTGGGCTATCGCTGGCCGGGGGTCTGGCCCCTGCAGGAGAGGTTCACCCTGCCGGTGATCGCCAGCGACGGCCGCGTGTCGACCGACGAGGCGTGACCATGGCGAAGGCGAAGCAGCAATCCGGCGAACCGTCGTGGCGGTGGCGACGCATCCTGATCTACGCGACGCTTATCTGGGCCTGTTACCAGCTTTTCACGCTGATCGACGCCGAAGACACGCGGCTGAACGAAAGCCTCGCCTGGGGCTGGCAGGTGATCGTGATGGTGCTGGTCACCGGCTACACCGGCTTCGCCACCGCGCAGGACATCGCCGCGATCCTGACGACCCGTACCGCCAAGCCCTATGCCGAGCCGCCGCAGGAGCCGACGCCGGCGCCCGAGCAGACGGTCGTCGTCGTGCAGCCGGAGGTTAAGGAATGACGAGCGCGGCCATTCTGGCGCTCGGGCGCCGCGTTCTGTTCTTCGCCATCCCCGTGCCGGTGGCGCTGGTTCTCGCGCTGTGGGCTTGGGTGACGTGGGACAAGGCCTCCGCTGTCCGCCGCGCCGTCGACCAGGCGATCGACAAGCTGGTCAACGGGGCGGAACTGCAGGCGGCGCTGGCCCGTGCGGCGGCGCTGGAAAAAATTCTCGACGAGCGGGCGCGCGCGGCGGAAGCCGATCGCGTGGCGCTCCGTTCCTTTGCCGACCAGCTCGCCGCCGCCGAAGCCGAAAACGGGACACTCGCCGATGCGCTCGCCCTCATTGAAAACCAGCCTGTCGATCCTCTGTGCCGCGTCGATCAGCCTCTCATTAACCGGCTGCGCCTCCGACAGGGCGGCGCGTCTGGCGGCGGCTGAGCGGACCCGCGCCGAGGCCTCGGTCGTTGACGAGGCGTTGAATCAGCAGCCCTTGCCGGACCTGCCGGCCGACTGCCGCCGCAAGGAGGTGAGCGGCGCGGAGGCGGGCGACCGGCTCGACGTGGCCTGGTTCAAGGCCGAGGACGCGCTGTGGCGCGCCAACGCCCGCGTGGTTCGCTGCGCGGGGCTCTACGACAAGGTGAAGGCGGGACGGGCAGGCTGATGGCGGCAGGGGGGCAGGGCGACATCTATCGTCTGTTGATGGAATTCAACGGCAAGCTGGGGGACATCGGCGCCACCGTCCGGGCGCTGAACGACAAGGTCGACCAGATGGCCGACGAAATGCACCTGTCCGAGGGCAAGTCGGACACGAGCCGCGCCAGCGTGCACCGGCGTCTGGACGAGGTCGTCGCTCGCTCGGGCCAGTTCGAGTCGGAGATGGTTGGCTTCAAGAGCCAGCTTGCGGGTGTCACCAGCAAGATCGAGGGAATGGAGAAGGTGACGGTCGAAGTGACCACCTTGCGCACGAAGGCGGAAGGCGCGGGCACGCTCGGCCGATTGCTGCTGCGCGCCGGGATCGTGATCGTCAGCTTCGCCGGCTGGGCTGTGGGGCTCTATACGTGGCTGACCGGCCGCCCGCCGCCGTAACTGTTTCCGCCCGCATCCGCGGGCGGCCCGGAGCTGTAACTCCGGAACGGCGGGCCAAGTTTGGCCACGAGACCCGCCCGACAGCGAAATGGGATAGCTGCCGCACCCACGGCCTTTGCAGGCGCAGGGAGAGTGCGGCGACAATCCTGAAAGAAGCATTATGCAGGAGAACTTCGTTTTTGAGACCGTGCAGCCGGTTCATCCGCCTGCGGGCTATATCGGCGGCAAGAAACAGCTGGCGCAGCGCCTGGCAGCTCTGATCGAGCAGATTCCGCATGGGCTCTATGCCGAAGCTTTCGTCGGCATGGGTGGCGTGTTCTTTCGCCGCCAGCTGGTGCCGAAGGCTGAGGTCATCAATGACCGGTCGGGCGACGTGGCGAACCTGTTCCGGATCTTGCAGCGACATTACCAGCAGTTCATGGACACGCTGCGGTTTCAGGTCACGTCGCGGCGCGAGTTCGAGCGGCTCGTGGCCTGCGACCCTTCGACCTTGACCGATCTGGAACGCGCGGCCCGGTTCATCTACCTCCAGCGTCTGGCCTTCGGCGGCAAGGTGACTGGCCGGAGCTTCGGCGTCGACACAGTTGGCGGGGCACGGTTCAACCTGAACAATCTCGGGCCGATCCTCGAGGACGTGCACGAGCGGCTCGCGCGGGTCGTCATTGAGAACCTCGACTGGCGCGACCTGCTCGATCGCTACGACCGCCCCCACACGCTGTTCTACCTCGACCCGCCTTATTTCGGCAGCGAGGACGACTATGGGGCAAGGGCGTTCCCGCGTAGTGACTTTGCCGCATTGGCCGAGCGGCTCGGCAACCTGCAGGGTCGGTTTGTCCTATCCCTGAACGATCGGCCGGAGGTTCGCGAAATATTCGCCGCGTTTCGGATGGTCGAGGTCGGGTTGACCTATACGATCAGCAGCAGCGCGCCCAAGGATGTCGGCGAGGTGATCATCATGGACCGGAAGGAGCCGGCGCCGGCGAATTTGCCGTAGCGCCAGATTTGAGACGTATATCCGGTGCCGAAACTGTTATTTAATTCATGCACTGTATTTATCGATACGGGTTTCCCAGACCCTATTCCACACAGGCCCTCGGCAGCCTCCTGCCGGGGGCTTCGTGCATTCAGCAATCGGAGGAGATGCGTCCTTTGCTTCTGAGCTGCCTCATTGGTGGCTACCGCACTGGCGCCGCGATTGCTTCTTCCTGTCGCGCGAATCTCGCGTCGCGTAAGCGGTTCTGCGGCTCTTACAGTCGTGTCTCCCAGCATGCACCGAGTCTTCATGCTAGAATTCTTGAAGTGGCATAGCATTTGTGTATCCTGAGATCAGGAGAAACACCTTTTTTCGAGAACCACTATGATGCGGTGTATCGATTTAGCTGTTATGTCGCGTTCGCGCAAACAATACCTAAATCTCTGTATCGAATGGGTCGTCAAAAACATCTTTAGAATCACGTCGACGCAGCCTAAGAAATTTTTAAAAGTATTTATTGCGCTGTTGTCTATGTCGTTGTTGAGCATTGTTGCGGAAACCACAAGCGCACAGACCAATTCGGACGTGCCGATAACGATTTATACAGGAAAGAGCAGTGAACAGCTGGTCTTGGAGAACATCAATAGGCTGAAACTTAAGGCGGGATCATCGGGAAAGATTCGCGTCATCGTCGGCCTGAAGTTTGAAATGAAGATGCCGCACAGCCTGTCTGCATCCCAAGCGGCAGTCCAATCCGCGGCTCTCAGTTCTGTTCAACAGCGCGTGGCGGCTCGCGTGTTCGGCTCCGCAGCCGCCCAGGCAGAGGATCGCTTGGAATTCATTCCATTCATGCTGGTATTCGCAGATGCGGTCGAACTCGATAAGCTGGTGCGCGATCCTGACGTTACTAGTATACAGGAAGATACCAGCGACGAGCCACTGTTAACGCAAAGCACAAGCCTGATACACGCTACGGACCTTTGGCTCAAGAACGCTCGCGGCGCCGGCCAGGCGATAGCAATCATCGATACTGGCGTCGATACAACGCATCCGATGTTTGCCGGCAAACTAAAGGCGGAAGCTTGCTATTCGACTAATGGCGGAGATTTCCTATCGCTGTGCCCCGGAGGTGTGGACTCTACTACCACTCCCGGATCTGGGCGGAATTGTTCAGCAGCAAATCCAGAGTGTAATCACGGCACACATGTCGCCGGCATTGCGCTCGGCAACGCTCCGCCACGTTACGGTGTTGCGCCTGCTGCTAAGCTCATTTCCATACAGGTATTCAGGCGGCATCGCACCTCCGGCGTAATCCGTAGCTCGCAAGCCGATCAAATCAAAGCACTCCAACGAATTTATCAGCTAGCGCAGGTTTTTCCCGTTGCTGCGGTGAACATGAGCCTCGGTTCAGGGGCTTATCCAACCTATTGCGATCACAGCTTCCCGGCGATGACTCAAGCGATGACACTTCTTGCGTCGGTGGGAACGGCAGTTGTCGTCGCGAGTGGAAATGACAGCTTAACGGACCGCGTTCGGCAGCCATCCTGTATTACTACTGCTGTCGCAGTTGGTAATTCTTCGAAAGTAGACAATCTTTTCCATTCTTCCAACCACTCTGATATAATAGATCTACTTGCGCCTGGCGCAAACATACTTTCGGCCATGCCGGGCGGGACCTACGGGACAAAATACGGAACGTCGATGGCTGCCCCGCACGTTGCCGGTGCGTTTGCATTGTTGAAGGCGGTGAAACCGGCTGCGGATGTCAACCAAATCGTCGACACACTCGTATGCACGGGAAAAGAAGTGAGCTTCCGACTAAACGCACAAGGTGTTCGTGTGAAGCTTGCCGATCCGAAACGTCGGATCGATGTCCTCGGCGCGTATAACCGCATGCGGGCACCGATAGTGGCGAGCCGCTCGTGGCAATTTGCGACCTCTGGAGAGTCAAACGATTGGTCGGCGCTTCGAGGAAATTGGCGAGTTGCCGGCGGCGGCATGAGGCTGACAACCCCCGAAACGAACGGCTGGGTCGGGACTAGTGTCGCAAATTGCGATGAGCGGTTTGAGGTCAGCGCCCGCGTTCAGGTTGTCGACAGAGACCTGGAATTTCGATCCGAATCGGGAATCATCGTTCGAACAGCTGATGGCGCAGACATTCGAAACGGTTACGTGGCAACTTTCATGGATTGTTCCATCTTCCCAGAAGGCTGCAGAATAAATGGCATATCTGCAAATGGAATGGCCAAACTCAGAACGGCGCGACTTTCTCCGGATGGTATCGACTACGGGGGTGAGCTCTGCAATAAGACGATCCCAATCGCGGTTGGAGGATACAACATATTCCGTATATTTGTGGCGCCTACATCGATCACATATTATCTCAACGGACGATTTGTCTGCACTGTTGAATCTGAACCCGTTTTGGACATAATGTTGTATGGTTTTATTCGGAATAGTGGGGTGCTTTTGAATTTCGATAGTATATCTGTAACTTCGAGGAATCCCACTCCGTTGATCACCAACGAATCCTATCTCCCATTGCAGCTCGGAGGCCTGGACTAAATACTGCCAGATAATTCAGTCATCACGAGTTGAGAGAGCGTCAACTTGCTCTTCGGCCCAGAACAGGCAGGCAGGGCACGTCACCGCGTCGGTTCCGTGCCAACCCTCGCCGTTCGGCACATTGTGCAGACCGCAGCTCGTCCAGCGTTGTGTCTGGACTGGATGGCGCTCAATGGCATGAACGAGCCCCTGACGGTCTCGCCAGCGCCATTCGCCCATATTGTACGCCGATATCATCTCGTGCGTCGTGCGGCCTCTCGGTCGCAGGCCTCCCGATCGGGACCGAAGCGATTGATGATGTCGCGGGCTGTTTTCTGGTCAAGGTTATGCCTCGCCGCGAAGTAGCTCACGTCATACGCCAAATTCGACAATGTGCGCGTCCAATCCTGCGCGCACTGCTCATTTTTGTCCCCCGCCATGTCAACCTCCGTCGTGGGGCGGTCCGCCAGCCACGCCTGCTGGCGGACCGAAGTCGTCGCTGGGGCAACACACCGGGGTCGGCTCGGTGCGACGACGGGAAAGAACTGAGATCGTCGTTTTTTGTTCCGGAACCGATTCGATGCGCGGCGATTGAGTCGCCAGTTGAGTCGGGTGCGTGCCATGAGTGACAAGCTTCGCGGCCGGATGGCCGCCAATTCCAACGATATTATCGCCAGACAGATCGCGCAGCGCAAAGCCGTCGCCGAAGCGAATAGCCGTGCGCAACGGGTCTTTGTCACTCGGTCGCGGTTCGGCCCTATGGGCTTGGAGGCGCGCGTTCTTGTAGATGGCCAACGCTACTTCGACGTCAATCAGCGAAAGCTCGACCGGCTCCGTGAGGGGTGGACGCCTGAAGAACTGATGATCGATGAGGTCGACGTGAATGAGTGAGCATGGCTAAGCCGGCTGCGACGCCGCTGGCGTTCGTTCCCCCGATGCTTCCGACCCTCATCAGCGAGCCGCCCGAGGGTGACGCCTGGATTCACGAAATCAAATATGACGGCTGGCGCGCCCAGATCGTCATCGACAATGGCACGGTGAAGGTCTTCACCCGTAACGGCCATGACTGGACGGACAAGTTTGCGCCGCTCGCCGATGCCGCCAGCAAACTGCCGGCGTTCACCGCGATCATGGACGGCGAGATCATCGTGACCGGTCTGGACGGCAAGCCCGATTTCAAGGCGCTCAAAACCGCAATCCGTGCCACGCCTCGCCGACTGGTGTTCGTTGCGTTCGATCTGCTGCTGTGGAACCGGCGTGACCTTCGGCAGCGCACGCTGGTCGAGCGTCGCAAGCAGCTTTGGTCCCTGGTCGAGCCGGCCGCCGGCAAGATCCAGTTCAGCCATGAGATCATCGGAGATGGCGCGCGCTTCTTCGAACAGGTCGACGAGATGGGCCTCGAGGGAATCGTCTCCAAGCAAGCGGACAGCACCTATTCCAGCGGACGGACGCGGGCATGGCTGAAGACCAAGAGTTTCGCCGAAGCGACCTACGACATCATCGGCGTGCAGCGCGGGCCGGGACAGCCGGCAACGGTCCTGATGGCCGACAATGGGCGCTACATGGGCAGCGCCTTCGTCACGTTCCCGCATGGCATCCGCGAGCGGCTCTGGGCGCGCGTTCAAGCGAAATCGGGCGGGCTGGCGCCGAAAGGTCTGAAAGCAGAGAAGGCCGAATGGGTGAAACCCGGCCTTCGCGGGCGGGTCAAGTTCCTGCGCGGCGAGGAAAAGCTGCGGCACGCATCGCTGCAGGAATGGTCAGAAGAGTAGACCCGCCCTAGCAGCAGCCCATGCCACAACAGCTTGCCGCCGCGGTGCAGCATGCTTCGGCGAAAGCGAAAGACGTCGATCCGAACGTGACGGTCGCAAGAAGCGCGAGCAGTTTCATGACCAATTCCCCGTGGGCTTTCCTTGGAACACGGCGTCCGCGCAAAGCCAATTCACTTTGAGGTGAGACCGAAAAACCGAGCCAGCAAGACTGCCGCAAGCGCCCATATCGCAACAATCGCCGCAAGCCCCCCAAAACTGACGGGGTTCTGCCGCTGTGTAGCCGCCGCTCGGAACTCCGCCAGCAGGTCGGCTGGAACCACTCTCACAGCCAGCAGGATGCCCAGTGGGACAATGATGAGATCGTCCAGATAGCCGAGTATTGGGATGAAATCTGGTATCAGGTCAATCGGACTAAGCGCATAAGCTGCGACGGCGCCGGCCACGGTCTTGGCCAGCCATGGAACGCGCGGATCGCGGGCGGCAAGCCACAAAGCCAGCACATCGCGCTTGATCGATCGCGCCCAATCGTGGACCGAATTCAGGCAGGTTCTCGGGTTCGTCAACACGGCTGTCGGCTCAATCGAACAGGGCGAGGAACTTTGGAAACGGCTGCTTTGGCGGCAGGCCTTCCACGACAACCACCCAGATGGCGAATGCGAGGATGTGAGAGAGAACCAGACCCACCAGCATTCGTTTCATATATCTATGGTTTCCAGGGACGGCCGGCGATGCCCCTCGGAGGGCCGGCCTGCCACGGGGGATCGGGAGCGTCCGTGATGGGGCGAACACTATGGATTTCCAGATGCCGTTCAAGGTGCCTCAATACGTGCACTCGCCGCTAATGTCTGCACCGGTGATCCTCAGGGCATGCCTATTCGTTTGCGATCAGGCCCAGCATCATGGCGAGGCCGAAACAGGCCGCGACGATCGCACCGCCGAGGATGACCCAGGGCCGTGACGAAGGCGGGTCCGGTAGCGGCGGCGGATCCTCGCTCGGCACGATCTCGGCGATCTGCTCGTCGGTGATCCGGTTGGCGAGACGGCCAAGGTGCCGATAGGCCGCGAGGTCGATCAGCGCGTCGTCGATCTCGTCGGGCGTCCATCCGACCATCGTGGCAGCGAGACGGACCTGCCAGAACGCGCCTTCATCACCTGTCCAGTGACGGTCGGGATCGCCGGCGCAGACGGTCTCGAATGCCGATCCGAGCGCGACCTGGCACAGCAACGCGCGGTCGACGCCGTCCGCCGGCGGTGGAATGATGTTCATCTGGCGATGTCGCCGGCGCTGCGATGCTCACCGCAATACCAGACGGTTCCGAAGAGGCGGTCGAAGCCGAAGCTGCCCCACTTCCTGCATCCCGCGTGCATGCACCAGTGCTCGTCAATGCCTTGGGCCGGCAGTGGCCTGGCCTCGATGACGGCGAAGGTGACGGGTCGGACTTCGTCGCTCATGCCGCGTCGTCCAGAATGACAAGCTCATCGTTGGACAGCGGGCGCTGTAGCCGTTTCGCCTCGTTCCACGGCGTGCTTAGCCATGTCTCGATCTCGTCCGCGGTGGTCAGGATGACCGGCATTGCCTTCGGGTGGATCGGCGCGACGACGGCGTTCGGCTCGGTGGTCAGGAAGGCGAAGATGTCGGCCGTCACCTCGCCCTCGCGTGCCTTGCGGACGCTGGTCCATGTCGTCCAGATGCCGGCGAAGACGAAGGGCGGGGCATCGGCCGCGGTGGCGAACCAATGCAGCGGCAGCTTGCCGTCCGGGCCGCGCACCTGGCCATATTCCGAGAACGAAGTCGCCGGCACGACGCAGCGGCTGGCGACGCCCTGCCAGGGCTTCCAGTGCGCCGATGCCAGGTTGCGCACGTTGGTCGTGCCAATGTCAGGCTCCATGCGCAGCAGACGCTTGAATTCCTCGTCGTCGACCGGCTTGCCCTTGTCCCGCAGCTTGTTGGCGCGCTTCGCGGTTGCGTCCATCAGCGCCTTCTTCGACGACGGCATGCCCCAGCGGGCGCGCGCGAGCTCGCGGACGCCATCGCGCTCGCGCACGATCGGCGCGGGATAGTCGGGATAAATCTTGCCGGGCTCCAGGTTGCCGGCATTGTTGACCATGGCCCGGGTGAACTCGAGGATCGCCTGGGGAGCGGTCGTGACGTTGTAGAGGTTGCACATGTGATCGATCCTGCCACCGGGTCGCCTTGACCGCAATGGGGATTTGTTCCTAATTCGTTCTCATGGCGATCGAGACATTGGGACAGGCCCTGGCTGCCGGCTGGAAGATCAAGGCGCGCTGCGCGCACGGGCGGCGCGACGGGCTGAAGTCGATTCGCGAATGCGGCTACCGGTTCGATCTCGACGTCGAGACGCTGGTCTGGACTCGCGGATCGAACATCGAACTGTCGATGCTCTCCGAGCGGATGATGTGCCCGAAATGCAAGTCGCGCCGGGTGAGCCTGATCTACGACGTTCCGGCCAACCCGAATGCGATGCGGGCGGCTCGATGACCACGATCGGCCAACTGCTCGACGGCGGCTGGACGCTGCGCATCTGTTGCGAGGCCCAAGGGTGCCATCGGGACCGGCCGAGCGGCCCGACTGGGCCACGACCATGGCGCTCTGTATGTCGACCTGGCGGGTAAGTTCCGCTGCGCCTGCGGTTCGCGGCATGTCAGCTTCAGACTGAGTCCGGATGTGCCGGAAGTGCATCGCAACTGGCATGCCGGGCGGTGACGCTCAGTCGGCGACGCACCACGACCGGCGCTTGCCCTCCCAAGGCCGTGCGAGGCCTTCCTCGACGAGGATCTGTCCGACATCGTGGCCGTCGATCGTGATGGTCGCGAGGATACAGTGATACTTGTCGAACGTCCGCCCAGTGATCGGATCGCCGACAGTGATCTCCATCTTGCCCGCCTTCAGCAGCTCCGTCAGCCACCGCTTGGCGACCATGGCCAGCCGGCGCTCCGCATCGCACTGCGCATGCCGCAATTCCGGCGCGTCAATGTTGGCCAGGCGGTGCGGCCGGCCGTCGATGCTTACCGAGTCGCCGTCGGTCACCGTGGTCGAGGCGAGGGCGGCGAGGGCGAACAGGAGAGTTTTCAT